TCATAAAGCTGCATAAAAGTTTTGACAAACTTTAAATTAATCATTAAATTTTAAATTAGGAGATTAAATGGCATCAACTTATTCGACAGGTTTAAGAATAGAGCTGCAAACTACTGGAGAAAATTCAGGAACTTGGGGTACTATTACTAATAACAATTTTTCTCAAGTATTTGAATTTGCTATTGCTGGTGTTTATGCAAAAACTCTTTCTGGAACAGGGCCTACCACTTTAACAAATAATGATGGTCCACAATCTCAAGCTAACAATGAAGCAAGACAAAACCAAATAATTTTTTCTGGAACTATTTCTACTACTCACATAGTACAGTTTCCAACTACACAAAAAACTTACGGACTTTATAACAACATTTCAGGTGGCGCTGATGTAACTGCAAGATTGGGCGCTACTGGAAACACAGTTACAATAACAAATGGAAAATACAGATTAGTTTCTACTGACGGAACTAATTGGTATGATATTTTTACACTCGCTGGTTTAGGTGAATCTTGGATTGAAAAAAGTGGTAACTACACAGCTTCAGATGGAGACAACATATTTGTTGATACGTCTGGCACTGCTGTAACTATTACTTTACCTGCTTCTCCTTCAATAGGAAACCAAGTTAAAATAATTGATTCACACGGTACATCAGGAACCAACAATATTACTGTTGCAAGAAATGGTTCTAAAATACAAGGTGCAACATCAGATTTAACAATTTCAACTAATCGTGCTGGTATAGCGTTGGTGTTTTATGACAGTGACAACGGTTGGTTATTAAAGTATAACGATTAATTATGGCTAACTTACAAGATATAGTAAACAGAAGTGAAGTAGGGGCTATCAAGCCTTGGACAAAAGCAACAGCTCCAGATGGTTATTTGTTGTGTGATGGCTCAGCCGTTTCAAGAACAACTTATGCAGATTTATTTGCAGTTGTTGGAACTACTTACGGCACAGGTGATGACTCAACTACTTTTAATGTTCCTAATCTACAAGGTAAAATGCCTCAAGGTTTTGATGGAAACACATACAACTTAGCAGGCACAGGTGGAGCAAATACTGTTACCGTTTCTGTAACAGACAACAAAGCTGCAACGTCTACTTCTACACAATCTGTAACTATTACAGGTAGTATTGACAATACATCTTTAACAGAAGCACAGTTAGCAAGTCACGGTCATCCTATTTTTACTCAATCAGGTACGGGTGGTTCGATGATGGCAGGTCGTGGGTTCACTGGTTTTTATAGACCGGGTCAAGGTAGAAGTCAAAACTCGCCATTTACTATTTCATTGGCTACTGAACAATCTGCAAATATTCAATTTACTAATTCTGGATCAGGTACAGGTCATAACCATAGTCATACTTTATCAGGAACTTTAACAGGTAATATTACAACAAACTTAACTGGTTCTGTTACGGCTTCTGGAACAAATTCATTTTCACCTTTTGTGGTGGTTAACTATATTATAAAGCATTAGGAGATATTTATGGCAACACAAATAGTAATTGCAAACGGAGATAGCATTCTTCTAGATAATTCATTTAATATTCTATGGGCTGATAAAGGTAATGCCATGCCAGCTTTACCTGACACCGTTCACTATGTTATTTGGAACGATTTAACAGGACAAAATGAAATTCAAAGTAAAGATCCTTCAACAGGAATGATGACTGGTAATACAGATTTAAACGCTACAAGTGATGCCGTAGGATCAACAACTGTTGCTGCTTTACTTACATGGGGTGAAACTAGAAAAGGTCAAATCGAAGCTGCAGAACAAGCTCATGAAGATGCTCATGCAGCAGGAACTGATAAAGAGGGTGAGACTTGGCGAGACTACGATCCTAATTATTCTTAATTATAATTCTTCTTCAAGATCTTTATAAGGACCGTTTGCGTCCACATAATGAATAAATAATTGATGATGCCAACTATCTTTTGGCTGATTAAAAACTGGTCTCCAATGATCAATCTCACACCCTTTATAAATAACACCATCGCCTTGGTTAATAATAACAGGCTTGTCACCCATACACAAAGGCCATTTATAGTTTTTATCTTGATATACATATTTTAAAGTAATTGATGCGCTTATTTCACAAGCAGGTCTATCTTTATGTATTTTTAAATCGGATCCTGGCAAATATATTCTATTAAAAGAATAGATTGGTTTTAAACTAAAACCAGATTCTATTTCCATAAGAGGATGTAAATAATGAATTATGTGGTTGTATATATCAGATTCACTAGAGTGAAAGGACGTTGACAAGTTAACTTGTTCATCTGGTCTGTTCGTACCTGATGCAGCTTTTCTAATACTATATGTTGTTAAAAACTCCACCATTTCTGGCGACAACATATTTTTTACGTATTTGTATTTTTGTTTCTCTAACGTATCCATGTTATTATTGCGTGCCTATCACCGTTTGTAACTGGGGTTACTGCATGAGGAAAACAAAAATTGCTTGGAAAAACAACTGCCATACCTTTTTTCTTTTCTATTTTATATTTTTCATCAAAAAAAATAAAATTTCCACCATCATAATTGTCATTTAAAATAAAAGAAATACTTAAAACTCTTGGATGAAGATTTAAATTATCCACATGCATTTTAAATTCTCCCTTATCACTTCCTTTATAACAAAGGTGTTTATACCCTGAGTCTTCTAATTTAGATGTTCGAAACCATTTAAATTGGGTGGCATAACTATTTAAAATATCACCTACTTTTTTAAAAATAATATTTTCAAATTTAGGATCTAAAAAGTTTTCATAAACTTTTCTAGCATCAGATATTTCATAATCATTACCAACAAGCGATCTATTAAATTTTTTAGGATCGTAGGTGTTAATTATATCTTCACATGTATTATTATCTAAAATATCTGTAAAACATTTAATAAAGTTTTTTAAATTGGTCATTTAAAACTTTTTTTACTCCAAAACCATTTTTTATATCTGTCCATCCATTCACTTTCTAAAATGTTTAATATTTTTGCGTGTGCTTTTTCAAAATAAAAACCTGACCACATTTTCCATGAATCTCTTTTAAAAGGTATTACTTGAATCATAGGTTCACCTTTTTTAATTAAAAACTGTTTATCTCTTTTTCGTAAAATAAATGGAAAATTTATAGTATTTATGTACTTATCAGTGTCTACTATACCTGGTATTATATCAAATCTTTCTTCTATTCGATTCATAGGCTTAATAAATAAGCAACTATATCCAGGTGGTGTTTTTATTAACCACTTATTCATAAATTTACCAGCATTATCTCCAGAAAATTTTTTCCATGATTCTGGTAATTGCGCCTTATTATGAAAACCAAAATCATCTAGTGGTTTTCTATTAGCTGGCCATACTGTAAAATCTGTTTCAATGGGATCGACAACATAATCTTGATCAAAAGGTATTATATACCCCGCTGTTAAAGAATCTAAAAACGGCATGCATGTTTTTACTGTTGGTGCATGAAAATTATTATCTGTAAACCTGCCTAATTTTTTATACTCCTCTGGTATAAATCGTGATGCTGGTTGTGGATGAGGCCACACGTTTAACATATCTTTGTTAGTGGCACAAAAAGTAATTTTTTTATCTAACATTATTTATAAAATTAAAAGACATAGATCTTCGAACTTCTCCTTTTACTTTAGTTTTAAAAGGCATGACACAGTGTTGATGTTTAGCTTCAAAAATATAAAAATGACCTACTTTTGGTTCCATCCAAGTAGTTCCAATTCCATCTACTGAAACAAACCCTAATTGTCCGTCTTTAAATTTATGTGGATCTTTTGCGTCATTAATAAATTCTGGAACTTTTAAAAATAAAACAGTTGACCACCCTGTTGCATCATGATGTGTGTGAGGAGGGTTATACTCTCCCTCTTTCATATCATTTACCCAACAACTTAAAATATGTAATTTTTTTTCTTCATTAAAAATTCCAAGCTTTTCTATTGTGTCTATATAATCATTTAAACACTCACCGATAGTTTTTGCTAATTTTGTTTGTCCCAAAAGATGAGTAAACTCTAATTCAGAATCTAATCGTCCAGCTAATCTATGTCCAAAAGAATTAAGATTTAGTTTTTCAGTTTCATATTTTAAATTAAAATCATTAATTTGATCTAAAGGAATATCATAACGTTTTACTATTCTTCCAAACAAAGTTGTTTGTGATAACATCATTGTAGTTTTACCCAAAACTGAATGCTAAATCTTTGCTCTAAAAAAGAAACATCTTCTTTATCATCTGTATACAACGGAGAAATTGAATGAGGAATATAAGAAGGAAACACAACCATAAAATTATTTTTGTTTTTAACCTCAATTATTTTGTGGTCATCCATAAAAAACATATCGCCACCTTTTAATTTATTACCTTTATTTAAAATTAAATTAAACGTAAATATATTACTATTTTTTTCGTCTTTATGCCAATTATAATAACCACCGTTATTATAACAAATTAAATGTATATCCCATTTTAACATTCTTTGTAAAAATTCAAAACATTCAGGAGCATTTTTTTCCATAAAAAAGAAAAGACCTTTATGTATAAACCATTGATTGAGTGATTCTATAAAAGAACTATTATCTTCTTGAGTTTTATTAGATAACCAAAAATCAAAACCACCACATTTACTACTAAAAAATTCACTATTTATATTATAATTAGTGTTCCAATTGGGTACATTAAATTTACCTCTGTTGTTTAAAAAATCAGAATAAAGTTCCTCAACTTTGTTATTAGGTAAAAAATTATCACAGGCTATAATGTTTTTTGAAAGTTTATAATAATTCATAGATTCCCAACTTTATATTTAAATGTCGCTATCATTCTTAATTCTGGACAAAGCCTGGACGGATCTCTAGCTAAATGAGGAATAGCGCCATCAAACAATACAGCTCTGCTAGGTCTTGGTAAAA